ATAATACGTCGTTTTCCTCTAATGTAGTCCAATCCGTATCTGTTCGCTTCTCCATAGTAAGCCGGTAAGTGCCATCGTCCAACAGCTCAACCTTTTCAATGGTGCCACAATCAGAGAAAGAGAAGTCACCGGACATTGCCTGAATTTCATTGATAATTAAGCGCAGCACGACAAGCGCATCACGGACTTCCAGACGCGACAACTGCATACGCCCAAAAATATCGGCAATTATCCCTTTTCCTGCTGTAAGAGAGTCTATAGCTTCACCTATTACAGTACCTCCAAATAACTTCAGTAAGAAAGGCGTTTCATCAGGTTTGGATTTATGAAGGAAGATTTTATTCAGTTCTTCTAAAGAACACTGTGATAACAGATTCAAAATGCCCACCAAGGTACGTCCAACACGTTCTCCCGTGTTTTCTCCCTCCTGGGTGGCATATCGTACCTGCCGGGCTAATTCTTTAAGTGTTTCAATCGTATCTGCCATATCAGTTGAATGCCTTCCTACAGTTAACAGCCTTATAGGGTTGCGACAAGTGTATTGCCGCGATCACCCCATAAAGCTGGCTATCAATATTCACCACATAATCCGCTTCTACCTCTTCAAGTGAAAAGGCAATCCATTGGCGGTTCTTCCGTTTGTCTTCAAGTACCTGGTTCAGCATCTCATCGAGAATGCGCTCGCACTTGTCAAGTGCGGCCTCTATCTGTTCGTAGTCTGAAGTATCAGACACATGTTCCAATACAAAGAGCAGATAATCACGATCCTTCAAATATGCCCCCGGAACACCGCCATATCCGAACCCTGAGCCACGATCCAGAATCACCGCCGGATAATGCAGTACGCTGTCCAGTGCCGTGTGCTTCTCCCGTTCGGATGAAAGGAAATGTACCTCGTTATTCTCTTTATGCCGGATATCAACATGTCTTTCGGCCAAACTCTCTATGTACTCTGAAAATGTCATTTCTTCTGTTTTTGAGTATCACGTATTCTTTTATTGAGCAGGCGAAATGCCGTTGCTACCGGCATTGCCTGGTATTTCTCCATCACCGCCACATCATCACCAACAAAGGCATCGAAGATATCAAGCCAGTTGACCGATGGCGCGGTCGGTTTCTTGTCGTTCTTCTCCGGTTCATCATTCAATGGAAACAGGAAAGGGAACGCCTTGGAAAGCCACCTTTTGACAAAAACATAGTTCAGGAATATAGCATACTTGACATACCTGTCTATCTTCGCCACTTCCGACAGCCGTTTTTGCAGTATCAGCGGTTTCTGCCTGCTAAATAAGCCGTTTTTCCCACCCGCCGGTAGGACAATATATTCGTTATCCTTCAGGTACAGCATCGATACGAAAGTATCCAGTGAAGCATCCTTGCCGTCACGTGCATAGCGGTTGAAAGCCGTGTCCACGTGCATGAAGTGCTCGAAACACATCCCTTTCAGACGGTCACCCGGCGCTTTCAGTCTGGCTACACAAGGAAGGATAAAACGGTCCATCCGGACACGACAGTCGCTGATGAACTCAAGCAGCTCACTCAGGCGATAGATATAATAACTGTCAAAGCCAACTCCGGACGGTAGGGAATAAAAGCCTTTCAAGAATGAAGACTCATCCATCTCCTGAAGGTAAAACCGTGACACGAGCAGAAACTGATCCGGTGTCAATTCTTCCCATTTCTGCGGTACCTGACGTATAACCTCACGACGGACACCGAAGCTGCGATAAACAATACGAAGCTGTCTCATACCCAGAATGTACGTTTACGGTCATTGTCCCGGTCGAATATCCTTCGTGGATCACCGGCATAATAGTCAGCAAAATAACTACGGGCAATCCGCAACAATGCAGTCATGTACATATCGGCATCCACCTTCAGGTTCTGTATCTGTACGGCTACGCGTTTAGTGTCCACCGGTTCTTTCTGCTCATTGCCCTTCTCTCCTGATCGGATTATTGTGAAGTACAGCCCGCGGTCCGTAATACTGCCCGTCTCCATCAACAGCCGTCTAACGGCCATTGTCCCGATGTAGCGGGAACAGGCCAGGCGAAAACGTTCCACATTCTTCCGCTGTTCTCCATCTTCAGGTGGATTAACCAACCCGTCAATCAGATGCTCATAAAGCCTGTCACCGATAGCCGGCTGAAGCAACATTTCCTCCACAAATTTCAGATGCGGCTGCAAACGCAGGAAGATAATCCGGCTGCCGCCAATGAAACAGACATCATTTATATCTGCGGTACTGCGGACAATGGCGGATTTGCGGTCCTGGTAAGCCTGTGAGGTCGCAAATTCCGGATATTCTGCTATATGCGCATACAGGAACTCAAGCAGCTCATCAAGCGCGTTAAACCCTTTGTTGCGGAAAGACATACGAAGATTGTCTTCCTGGTATTTGTACACCTGCTGAAAAGATTCATTGTCGGACTTCTGCCGTTGAAATCCTGCATCCGTGATCCGGACGCTGATTTCATCGAAATCATTCCAGAAAGCCAGGTTCGCGTTGGCCCGTTTGCAGATCTCAAGCAGCCGGGCATCCAGCTTCTCCCGTTCGGTAGCCCCTTCAGTATTCTGTTCCAACACATCCGGATCCGGACCGAAATTATATATCTCAATCACTTCGCCCGCCATCACATCCCCCAGCAACGGAATCAGGAATTGCCGGAAAGCACTCCGAAGCGGTGCTTCCATCATATCGAACGAAATTGCGGTATTCACCTTCATCAGTGCCTTGAGTTCGGCACCCTTGTTCCATTTCTCTGCACTGAATATCATTAGCTCAACGTTTTTTTGGTACCGCTACCGGTATCAAGGGTTACTAAAATGGTATTGCGGAAACGCAACTCACACTCCGGCATACCGTTCATTTTTATATAGAGTTCAATCGGATCCAGAATATTCTGTCGGTCAATCCAGGCGTTGGCGATGTTCACGAGGAACGCCTCACGAATATTGGAACCGCCCTGATTGCCGGCGTATGTACCGCCCGGCATACCGGCACCGAGCACATTGGGATTGACCATTAAGGCAAACAATATCTCGGAGTTGGCGGCTGCCGATACCGGAAGGTTGTCGCTGCCCTGATACTTGTTCTCTAACGGCTTGATTTTCCATTCCTCTTCAATCCTGCCGTTCATCTCATTGACGGCATAATGTGAGAAAATAGGTTTCTCCGCATTGTCCGGCCCGCAGAGATTCTGTTCTACCGAGTCCATATACTTCTGAATGGCCGCTTCGCGTTCTGCTACGGAATAGTCCTTGGACGGGTATTTCTTCTCCCAATAAGAATACGGTATCTGTACATGCCACTTCCAGGTAATCTGGTTCTTGTATGCTTTCTTGAGGAAATGAGGAATGAGATGAGCTATTTCCACCCACCCGCAAACATATGCCGGCCACCAGACAGGCATACCGTAAAGGTCATCGTTACTCCAACTATCACGCACCGGCAGGATGAATCCGTTCTTCATCTTCCCGGCAAACCGCAACACTTCAGCATGCATCTGCGGATCATATTCAGATAATACCTCCAATGTGGTGTATTGCCCTTTGCCCGGATGCTGCGGCCAATATCCGGAAACAATGCACTTACAGGCGCCATACTCATCCACTTCGGAGTAACGGCGGTAAAGTGCATTAACCGGATTGACGCCTGCAAAAGAATTGCCGGCTGCTGACGGAACGAACTGAACAGCTCCATTGCCGAACTTCAGATAATCCCGCAGCACCTTCTCCATGTAACGCCTTACATTCCTGGAAGCGACAAAAGCTTGTACCCGGCTATCCGTAACCGGCTTCAGTATTTCGTTGCCGCCATCATCGTAACCGTTCACCGTACAAGGATAAATACCCTGACCAAGTGTCAGGTTCCGGAGAAACTTCAATCCGGTATTGAGCACACTGGTGTTTCCGATCTCTTCGGCCGCCTTCTGCGGGAAATCGTTCTCGTCTCCCCATGGGCGTATCTTCAGCCCGTCGATGTCTATGTAGCTGACATTCGACAAGTCGTATGGCGACAGGATCCGGGCACGGTCCTTCATCTCGTTCTGCGGAGTTCCCGTAGTCTCACCGAATATGTACGTGGACTGCATCAACAGGGGAATACCGCTTGAATTAAACAGTATGTTCATCAGAATACGATTTTCATTTTGTTATACTCCAGTATCAGATCAATATCCACCGGATAAGGATGCCCTTCGGGGTTGCCCTTGCAGTCGCAGGGCTGTAC